AGAGGTGTCCGGCGATGCATGGGTGTCCGACAATGCAAAGGTGTACGGCAATGCAAAGGTGTCCGGCAATGCAGAGGTGTCCGGCAATGCAGAGGTGTCCGGCGATGCATGGGTGTCCGACAATGCAGAGGTGTACGGCAATGCAGAGGTGTCCGGCAATGCAGATTACACAACTATTCATGGATTTGGTACTCAATTCCGTACCACTACGTTTTTTAGATGCAAAGATAAAAAGGTCAGAGTTGCATGCGGATGCTTCTTTGGGACTATTCCGGAATTCCGTGAACAGGTTAAAAATACAAGAAAAGGGAAAATTGCAGAAGAGTATCTGATGATTGCTGACCTTATGGAAAATCATTTTGAAAAATAAAGTGCTCCGAAGGAGAGCTGAAACCTCTCGCCTCGGAGCTGTAAACCACTAACCACACTAGCGGATTACAGGATAATCATATCATTTCTTCCTGTATTTCGCAAGAGAACAGGAGGATTTTTATGAAGAAAACCGAGGATAAAAAAGTGACAAATTTTGAAGAGTTCGAAACTTTCTATGCAGTTGAAGTTGTAAGAGAGGCAAAAAAGCAGACTCACAAATGGTTCTGCGCATGGATTGTAACCATGATTGCATTAATTCTTTCAAACGCTGCATGGATGTTTATTAAGTAAGAAAGGAGGAAAGACTGTGGCAATCAGATATACCACAGAGCAAAAGAAATACATCCTTTTAAAAGGCAATATTGCAAAAAGGATGGAGGCCGAGCGAGTAAGTGATGCACAGATGGCAGCAATTACCGGAATGGCAGAAAACACTTTCCGTAAAAAGCGAAATAAGCCAGAAACATTCACGTATCCGGAACTGCGGCATATTTTTATTCGATTGAACTTCCCTAACGAGGAAATATTGGAGGCTTTGACATGAAAGATTGGATAGACTCCATTCTGATTGGAGGGATAGCAACGTATCTTCCGTTCTGGACCTGGGACAACAGCCGTGACCAGATCATGGGAGCGTTGGGACTGATCGGAGCTGTGTACATAGCAAGGACGTGGAAAGAATGGACATGCTAGACATGCCAACTAAAAAAGGATCCTCAGAGCTGCAACTCAAATAAGGATCCAAGACAATATATCTCTTCTTCATTGTAGAAGGAAAGAAACCAAAAGTCAATACAAGGAGGAAATTATGAACGAAGAGAAAATCAGAGAAATATTTGATTTGTGTCTGAGAGTTTCAAGTGAAACAACGGCGCATGTGAATTTTGACTATACGGCGTGTGACGACATATCCAGAGTTTATATTTATGTATTTAATGATGCAGGGGAGATCGTAAAGCATTTTTCATTGTGCCAGTTTTACGACTTTGAGTCCGAATCTCAGAATTACGAAAATGCAAAGAAATATCTTCTGGAACTGCTTATCAATGGGAGGTGTCCGTTAAATGAATCTTGAAGAATTAAGGCTTCTTCCAAAATGGGATATGGTACTTGCAGTGAATGTCCTCTTGGAGGAACTGAACAAGCGAAATGTGCCTATTGTTGATTGGGAAAATCCAGATATGTTTGTGGATCATCTCGAATATCACGCCGCTGATTCTATTCAGAACGGTAAGACGGTTCCGGGCATAGGTGATAAGTCAGACGCAATCTATTGTTTTTTTAAGCAGTTAAAGGAGCCAGTCTATGAACGAAAGAATACAGGAAGTCTTGAGACTGATTGATGTTCAGCTCGCACTTGCTCCAGACAATCCAATAGAGGAACAGTACAAGGCAAGGACGTTGGCGAGCTACGTACAAGCTCTAAATGGGCTTTTGACGGCTCAGAAATCGTATAAGGAGGAAAGTATCAGTGAGTGAATTTGAAATCCGTATTCCGGCAAGAAAGAAGCAGCCGGCAACCGATAAGGATAACCCAGTTGTGAAAGTATCACCGGAAGCATACAACGCACTGGTTGAAATTTACAATGAATCAACCATATCAATGAAAGATATAGCAAGTTTACTGATCGTTGAAGGCAGCAAGCATGTGGTTTATGACAAGGAGGAATGACCTATCGCAACACCAGTATTAATTATCGGAAAATCTGGTTCTGGCAAGAGTACCAGTCTTAGAAACTGCCAGAATTCTGACTGGAATCTTATCAGAGTATTGAATAAACCGCTTCCGTTCAAAGGAAAGATTGACGGATGGTTTACAGATGATTACCAGCAGGTAATGAAGTGCCTGATCGCATCAAAAGCAGAGTCAATTGTGATTGATGATGCAGGATATCTTATCACAAACCACTTTATGCGTGGACACGCTTCTGCCGGAAAAGGCAATGCGGTATTCGCTCTGTACAATGATATCGGAGACTGTTTTTGGAATCTTATCCAGTTTATTGTCACGAAAGTGCCGCAGGACAAGATCGTATATATGATGATGCACGAAGAAAAGGACGATTCCGGAGATGTGAAGCCGAAAACCATCGGAAAGCTACTTGACGAAAAGATTTGTTTAGAAGGTCTTTTTACGATTGTTCTCCGCTGCATTGAAGAGAGTGGAAAACACTTATTTGTCACTCAGTCCAGCCAGGGAGCGGTAAGTAAGTCCCCGATCGGTATGTTTGACAGCTTAACTATTGATAACGACCTTGCAGAAGTTGATAAGATTATTAGAGATTACTACGAATTAGGAAAAGGAGAAGAATCATAGAAGAAGTTTGGAAACCATGTATTGATAAAAAACATGAAGTCAGTAATTTGGGGAGAATCAAATACAGAGGAAGTATTATGTATACGGAATTTAACTCATTAGGCTATGAAAGTGTGAAAATCCTATGTAATGGAAAAAGAAAACATTTTAAAATACATAGACTTGTTGCAATGGCTTTCTTACCGAATCCCCAGAATCTTCCAGAGGTAAATCATAAGGATGAAAATCCAAGCAATAATTGTGTTGATAATCTTGAATGGTGTTCGCATAGATATAATATGAATTATGGAACAGTGAAAGAAAGAATATCAAAAAATAATATGGGAAAGTCATGCCGCAATGGATATGAAAAACCTGTTATTCAATATGATTTGGATGGGAATTTTATTGCGCTTCATAAAAACATCATACAAGCCGCTAAAAGTACCAATATAGCAAGAAGTACAATAAAACTAATATTAAATGACAAAACAAAGAAACCAAGAAAATATGTATTCAAATATAAGGAGTAAACAAAATGAATAAACCTCAAAATTATGAATCAACAAATGTCGCTGGTGATTTTGAAAAAATTAAGCTCGGCGGTCATAAGATGGTAATTAAGCAGGTATCAGAGAAAAAATCCCAGGGCGGACTTGATATGCTTGTTATCTTGTTTGATTTCGCAGAAGGAGACGAACAGGCGGGTTACTTTATGAAGCAGTTTGAAAATGACATTCGTCCAGACAAGAAATATCCGAACGCCGGCACTAACTATATGGTCATTGACGAGAGTGTAGATTATGGTGTCCGTAACCTTAAAACATTTATCACATGCGTAGAAAAGTCAAATCCGGGATTTGTTGTTAAGTGGGGCGATAATTTCGGGCAGCAGTTCAAAGGTAAGCTGATCGGCGGTATCTTCCGCCTGGAGAAAGACTGGTACGATAGCAGAGAAGTAAAACGTCACAAGCTTGCATGGTTCCGCAGCGTGGAAGGAATTAAGGATGCAGATATCCCAGAAGAGCGCACCACAAAAGCCTATGATGATCATCTAAAGGAAGAAACTATCATGGGGGCGAGTCCAGCAGGAACTGATTTTATGAGTATTCCGGATAGTGTACAGGAAGAGCTCCCATTCAATTAAAAGGATGTGTTTTTAATGGTTATACAGACAGACACAAGAGAACATAAAAAGGAATGGGAACGGATTCAAAAGCAGTTTGACAGTCTTGGAGTACAGTATTTCCGATCGAAGTTATACTGCGGAGATTATCAGTCGTTAGACAACGCAAAACTCTGTATTGACCGTAAAAAGGATTTACAAGAGCTTTGTGGAAATGTCTGCCAGCAGCATGAAAGATTCAAGGTAGAGCTTATCAGAGCGCTTGACGCAGGTATTCAGCTTATTATCCTATGCGAACACGGACCAGATATCAAATCAATTGGTGATGTGTATTTTTGGGAGAATCCAAGAAAACACAAAGTCATATGGAAGACGGTAAACGGTAAGAGAGTAAAGACTGTAATTTCCGATAAGGCTGTTGATGGCTGCCAGTTATATAAATCTCTATGCACGATCAGAGATAAATACGGTGTTCGATTTGAATTCTGTACAAAAGAAGAGACTGGACGGCGAATCGTGGAGTTGCTGTCATGACAAAGGATGAAATCAAGCAATCAGTGAAAATGTCTGAGATTCTTTCCAGATATGGACTAAAACCAAATAGAGCTGGTTTTATATGTTGCCCTTTTCACAAGGAAAAGTCAGCATCCTGTAAAATCTACGATGATTCGTTTTACTGCTTCGGCTGTGGAACCGGTGGCGATGTGTTTGATTTCGTGATGCAATACGAATCTGTCCCTTTTAGTACTGCATTTATCGAGTTGGGTGGTACTTATATCTCTAAAAAAGGTAAAAGTCGTAACCAGATCAGACATGAAATGCGGGATATTAAAACAAAAAAGCACAATCCCGCTCAGGTCCCAAACGAGCTTGAGCAGGTAGAAAAGAACATACTTATGTACGAAACAGCGCTAAAAACGTTCCCTCCCGATTCAGAAGATTGGTATATGTGCCAGTTTAATCTCGAGAAAGAAAAAAGCAGACATGAATTACTGTCTGTTAAGTCAGGAGGTAAGGAAAATTCTTGAAAATATTGGAAATTTACAAGCGCAAGACTTTATGGAAAAGCAGTTGTATGAAGAACTTTTTTCAGTAAAAAGTAAAATCGACCGCTCAGAAATCAAATTCAAACTGATGGACCGGGCAAAAAGTGTGAAAGCGAAACATATAGCAGAAGAGTTCATAAAGGAATTTCAAAAAGCAGAGCAGGAAAAGGAAAAAGAAGAAAAAGCAAATCGTTCTATGCAGTTAGTTGAAAATATCACGAACTTCTATCCCGATTCTGTTGATAAGGAATATCCTAACATGGCTTGTGGCAGCTGGATAGCTACAGAGAACGGAATTTTTTCTTCCGAAACATCTAAGGCAAGAGAACTTGTATGCCACCACCCGATCATGCCGATACGTCGACTAAAAAACATTGAAACAGGTGAAGAACAGATCACAGTGGCTTTTAAAAGGGATGGATATTGGACAGAAATAACTGTTCCAAAAATTGACATTGTGACTTCCAGAGCAATAACTAATCTTGCAAGGTTCGGGGTGCAGGTCAATTCAGAGAACGCAAGGCTCCTTGTAAAGTATCTGGCAGATGTTGAAATGTACAATGCCGATATGATCGACATACAGCACTCCACAAGCAAGTTAGGGTGGCATGGCAATGTATTTGTGCCTTACGACCTTTCAATCGTTTTTGATGGCGAATACCGCTTTAAAACACTATTTCAGAGCATACAGGAAAGTGGAGATTACTTTAAGTGGGTGACTCTGGCTAAGCAGCTACGGTCGTGTGGACGATTAGAACCACGGATAGCACTTGCAGCATCTTTTGCAAGTGTTCTTATACAGCCGCTTGATGTGCTACCGTTCATCGTAGACTTTTACGGGCAGACAGGCGGTGGAAAGACGGTAACGATCAATATAGCGGCATCGGTTTGGGGAAATCCGGCGCCGGGAGCTTACGTTGGAAATTTTCGATCAACAGATACGTCATTGGAGACAAGGGCAGACATGCTTAATAACTTTCCGATGATCCTCGATGACTCAAAAAATGCTTCTCAATATATCCGGGACAACTACGAAACATTAATTTACAATCTCTGTTCCGGTAAAGGGAAAGCACGTTCAAATAAAGACCTCGGAGCAGCTAAGGAAAATACATGGAGTAATGTGACTATTTGCAATGGTGAGAATCCTATTTCGGAGTTTGCAGATTCTGGAGGAGCAATCAACAGAATTATTGAGATTGAGTGTTGCGAGGATATTTATGAGAATCCGGCAGAGATCAACAGCGTTGTCGCGAAGAACTACGGCTTTGCAGGAAGAGTATTTGTCGGGAATCTCAAACAGTTCGCACCAGACGACTTAAAAGAAATGAAGTCTAAGATTGAAAAAGGTTTTGACGGATATGACTTTCCAGCAAAACAGGTCATGGCCATATCTACGCTTCTGCTGGCTGACAAATTAGCTACAGATTTCATATTCAAGGATGGGCGTGAGCTGACGGTTAAGGACGTTGTGGACATACCTACACGTAAAAAAGACGTATCTGAGGGACAGAGGTGTTATGAATTCATTCTTGAAAGTCTTTCCGTGTACGGGCAGCACTTTGATACACAATTCAGTTGTGATCAGTGGGGATTCAAGGAAAAGCCAGATGAGTATGGAGATGTATATATATACTTCTATCCAAAGCCCCTTGAAAACCTTTTGAAGAGCAATGGATTCTCCAGAAAAGCCTTCTCAGCCTGGGCGATTAATCGAGAATTAATCAAACACACAGGAAAAAGAGATACGATATTAAAAAGAGACGGGGGAAGCGTGATGAGGCTTATTGCAGTAAAAATCGTTGATATAAAAAGTCTCGAAAATGAACAAGAAAATGAGGTTATTGAAACTGGTTTTCTGCCAACTAATGCCGAAACAAATGTTCCATTTTCATAATTTGTAACCATGTAACCGTTGTAACACGAAAAAAAACGTCCTATAGGAGAAAGTTTGAGAGTGTATAAAAAACATATGCTCTAGTGATTCTCCTATACAAAAACCTTGGTTACATTGGTTACACGGTTACATACCTCTGAAACCCGCATAAAATAAGGGTTTTTGGCGTAACCAATAGGTTGAAAAAGTCGGTTACACATGGGTTACAAAATTAAAAAGTATATACAATTAGATTTATTATAACAAAATTAATTGAATATTGCAAAAATATTTAGTTGACATAATTATTATAAGGAGTGGTTACAAAATGAAAAAAGACGATCTCAATAAAAAGCAGAGATATGCATTAGACACGATGCTGTCTGGTAGTAATGTTTTTCTGACAGGTGATGCAGGAACAGGCAAGACAACGGTTATTCAGACATTCATTGATGAGGCGGAAAAAGCTGGTAAAAGTGTTCTGGTATCTGCTACTACTGGAATAGCTGCGGACAATATCGGATACGGGGCGACTACCGTACATCGTGCATTGAATATCTCAATCAAATTTGAGGATTACAAGAAAAAAGTGAAATCCAGAGCTGAACTGTTGAAGGAAGCGGATATTCTTATTATTGACGAGATCAGCATGTGCCGATTTGATTTATTTAACATGATTGCAAAGACAATTATCACGGAGAATGAAGAGAGAGCCGTTGACAGACTTTTGAGCGGAGAGGATAAAGAAGACGTTCAACTGATCGTAATTGGGGATTTTTACCAGCTTCCACCGGTTATCACAACAGATGACCGTAAAATTCTCTGCCGGATGTATGGATCTGATTATGGAAAGGGCGGAAAGTACGAACACGGATATGCTTTCATGTCTGAATACTGGAAAGAAATGGGGTTTGAATACATCAAACTTGATGAGGTATGCAGACAGAATGATGAGGGATTTAAATATGTTTTGAACGATATCAAATATGGCAACAATATTAGAAAATCCATTGCATATCTGGAAAATAACGAATCAGACAAGGTTATACCAGAAGCACCGTTTCTGGTCGGAACAAATGCTGAAGCTGATCGGATTAATAATACTTTTCTCGGAAAACTGGATAAAAAGACCGAAAAAGTGTTTCATGCAGCAGTTGACGGAGAATTAACGTCTGCTGATATTAAGAACATTGCATTTGCCAGAGAGGACTTAATTCTTAACATCGGTGCAAAAGTGATGATTACAGTCAATGATCTGTCTGGAAACTACGTCAATGGAACGATTGGCATCATTCAGAAAATTGTGGATAACGGAGAATTTGAAGAATCCTATCTGGTTATCAAGACTGATAAGGGTAAAACAGTTAACTTGTACAGATACAGTAAAGACATTGAGAAACAGGTTATCGAGGAATCTGAGCAGGAAAAAGACGGACAGAAGATCGTAAAAGAGAAGATTGTCCGTAAGAAAGTCGGATCATTCTCACAGTTCCCGGTAAAGCTTGCTTGGGCAATCAGTATTCATAAATCACAGGGACAGACATTTGAGAAAATCAACATTGATCCTTGTTGTTGGGATCCAGGACAGTTCTATGTGGCTGTTTCACGTGCGAAATCCGCTAATGGAATACATTTTATCAGACCGATAAAGCAAAGCTATATAAAGGCTTTTAACAAGGATAACGAGCGACTTCTTGAACGGAGTTTTGAGGTAGAAGAAGGTGCATAAGTATGAGAGTGATACACGAGCAGATACCGAACACGATAAGATTTTTGCAAATTGATTTTCCGGCACTGGTTCTCCAGACTGCCGGAATCGAAGAAAGTGATGAATACTGGGCGCAGGTGATAGAACAGACACATATTGTGTCAGAGAAGTACCAGAAAAACGGCTTCGTGGATCATATGTTGTTCGCTTACGTTGATTACCTTGAAAAAATGTACAACAAATCCAAAGAACTGAGAAAAGAGCGTGAGAAAAATGAGCAGTAAGTTAAAAGTCAAGAAAAAGACCAGATTTTCTGTTCAGACTTCTAATCAGGCGGCTTATGCGTTTGGATGGGCTATGCAGAACTGTTATAGACAGATAAAAGACGTAGAGCAGCAAGCCTACGAGGATGGATTCACTGTTGGTGAAGATTGGAGCAACACGATCAACACTGTCACAACTATGATGGCTCTGAGACGTTTATATGGCTTTTCTACGAAACGTTTGCTCACAGTCATACAAACTGCCAATGAGTACGTTGAAATGGCAAATAGGGGCGAAATGAGCGTTCTGAGTATGATACAGGACATTGAAGAGAATACAGACGTTAGATTTGATGAGATGAATAAGAATCTGGTCAAGAAGATGGGAGTTTAAAATCATGTACCACTGCACAATAGCGTGTCAGTTGCTTACATGGGGAAAGTGAGGATGAAAAATGAAATTCAAAAGTAATGCTAAGTACAAAGAAAAACCTGAAACCGGGAGTATTTTTACATTGCAAGATAATTCTTTGGGAATCAGTATCCACAAATATGTCGGATGCGGAGATGCACTGTTTCTCAACAGCAAGGCACTGAACATTGATAACTACGATCTTGGGACAGAGGATTTTAAGGAAGCTGTCAGCAAAGTGAAAGAAGTTGTCATGTGCGAGGTTAAGAAAATCAGAGAAGATGCGTACAAATTCTATTCAGACAACAATATTGAATTTGACAGATATTAGGAGGGCACAAAATGAAATTATATTTCTACATTCTGGACAGCGACAGAGAATACAATCCAGAAACCAAAACATTAGGAGACTACGTTTTCAAGATCAGAGTTGAGGAATGCGAGGTAATCGAAAAACCCGTAACATACAAAGCAGCAACCAAGTTCCCTGATGGGATTTATATTGGATACGTGAAGAAAAAAGATATCGGAAGAATTTTTGATTCTTTAACACCGTACATTGTGTTGGAAGAACCTAATTATCAGTTTGTGAAAAATAAATTCTTAGAAAAGTACAATAAAGAGATAAGTAGATTAAAAAACGCAATTGCAATGTACGAAAATAAGATAGCTGCGATTGAGGATTATAAGGAGGACACAAAATGTTAATCAGAAGTCAGAACAAGGAAGTTTTAGCTACACTTGAACTTTTATTCGATATCGAAGTTTCGGGTGGAGTAATAAGTGCAAGAAGAGATATGGGGTGGTGTTGCTTGCTCGGAGAATATTCCACCAAAGCAAAAGTCATGAAAGTACTGGATATGATTCAGGAGGCTTACATGGATTACAAAACCGGTGAAATTATTGGCAGTGGGTTGGCAGGATCAGCATACACAGGAAGCTATGATACAAAAGAAAGTGTGGCGCATGGAATTGCTGTATTAAAAGGCTATGGAAATGAGATAAGAAAATCAATCCTGTTTCAGATGCCAGAAGATAGTGAGGTGTAAGTATGAACAAGACCAATATTGGCTCTTTGAAACATGGAGATGTTTTCCAATATAAATGCGAAATGTATAGAGCTGGACATGTAATCGAAAATACAGATGGATATGTTTCTTGCACAAATATCAAAACACGCAAAGTTGAAAGGATTTACATAGATACAGAAGTGGAGGTGGAAGTATGAGCCATATCAAAGACAGATTATCGGATTATCATGATTTCATGAAGAAACTTGCGGATGGCCACCAGATGGTTTTAGCAAGTGATGTTCTGGAAATGATAGAACAGATTAAGGATGATCTGGAACAGGACGAGAAAGAAAATGGTTGGATTCCAGTCAGTGAGAGATTACCGGAAGACGGAACATATATCACTACTTTAGACGGAGAGCTTGTCGGACAGGAAGAACCATTCACGGGAATGTGCGGTATCGAAAATGGAAAATGGGATGATGAAGACTGTGTTATTGCCTGGATGCCACTTCCAGAACCATATAAGGAGAACTAAATGGGATATTGTAAATTAAACTGCCCGTACGGCGAAATAGAGTGTTGCATTTGCTGCGAGGAACAAGACGGTTGCGATAACCGGTGTGACATGATGGACAGTTATGAATACGCAGAAGATTGCGAAGATTATGTTAAGGAGGATGAACCATGATTACATTCTTGTTAGGACTTACGTTTGGAGTCATATTCGGAGTAGTCGGTCTTGTATGTGCAGCGATCATGTACGATAAGCACCATCCAGACGAATAGAAAGGAGTGACGGTATGCTGACAAGGAATAAAAAGCTGAAAGACTACGGTATTCCGGCAGAGGACATTGAAAAACTGAATACGATGCTGAAAGACTTCCCGGCAGAGTACGGATACCTGCTTTCCGGTGCTGCCTTGTCAGCTTGCCCGAAGAACACGGTGATAGCGGATATGGTTATCGAGAATATCCTACACCGGAAAAGTTACAGGAAAATCAGCAGAGAAAGATATATCCCGATGAACCCGAAGGACTTTTACGGATACAGGCGCAAGACCGTCGCTGTACTGTATGAGAGGATGCGGTTGCTGGGATTGTGGGAGGAATAAAAATGCGGTTAATTGATGCAGACGAATTAATCAAATACATCAAAATATGGGAAATTGGCACAAGTATTAGCTCTGACCAGAAAGAGTTTATTGATTGTGTTAACAGACAGCTGACAGCTTTTGATGTGGACAAGGTTGTGGAAACACTTATGAACAGGTTTCGTGTTGTTTTCAATGATAAGGACTTGGAATGGAACAGAGCTATAGATTATGCTATTAAAATCTTAGAAGGTGGTGGAGTTGAATGAGTAAAGGAAAAGACATTTCGACTATGTTTACAAGAGAAGAAAATAAAAAGAATGGAAGACTCGGATATGGAATGGCTACCAGAGAGAAGGAAGATACTATCATTCCAGCGCAGTACGGAGCATTCTTGCAGAAAAGAGGTAAGAGAAAATGAGTAAATCAGTATTAGTGATTGATACGCCAAAATATTGTGCTTTATGCGTTTTACGCAGTGGAGTGCTTCACCCGTTCTGTAGAGTAAACAATAGAGATATTACAGATTTGAGTATTAGACCTGATTGGTGTCCATTGAAGCCGCTGCCGGAGAAAATGAAAGTAACTGGGCTTTATAACGGCGAGTATTTCAAAGCGGGAGGCAAACTACCGAGCTATAAGATCGGCTGGAACGATTGTATTGATGAGATTACAGGAGGCGAAGCAGATGATTGATCTGACGAATAAATGTGTATTAATCAGAACACATGAAGAGTATGAAAATATTCTGAAAGCAGCAAAGAGACAAGGATATAGATGGTACGGTGGAAAAGAAGCGTATCCATATCCATTTGAAGAACAGCAGATCCCGGATATATTAAAATTCTATAGCAATAAAGAACTAACAAGAAATGCCAGCCTTGCACCGGGATATGAATTAGTAGAAGTATCAGACGTAATTGAAGATGAGAAGAAGTTAAAAGATGCTATAAATCTTGTCAGAGCATTCGCTAAATACCCAGACAGAACAGCATTGACGGACTCATTTATTGAGTCCTTGAAGTTACTTGCAGATACTGTAGAAAGTCAGATGGAAGAGGTGAAGTAGATGGAGAGATTAACTGAAAGAATGGAAAATGCTCCAGACGGAGAATCAAATGTGTGGGTTAAAAACCATGATTATATAAAGGCATCAGAAAAACTTGCAGAATATGAAGATTTAGAAGAACAGGGCTTGCTTGTGAGATTGCCGTTTCCTATCGGAACAACTGTATGGGATATATGCGGAATGGACATTCGGGAAAATGTGGTAAGCGGACTTGAATATGACAAAGGCGGTAAATGGTTTTTATGGGCGAACGAGGATGAATGGCTTGGAGAGTTAAATGTTTTGGTATTCCTCACCCGTGAAGAAGCTGAGAAGAAGTTGGAGGAGATGAAGAAATGAATAAATGTTGTGCTAGTCAAGACGGTATATGCAGAAACACTATTCTATTCGGAACTAAATGTGACGGGTACAAAGAAAGATGTAAACTGAGACCAACTTATAGTGCTCTTGAACGAACAGTGAAAAATTATCAACATAGTTTAAGAAAAATGTTTGGAGTGGAGGAGTGATAACTATATCAGATAAACCTATACCAGACATGACGCCAAATCTTGTTATATCAGCATACCACGTACTACAGCAATATTGTACTGGACAGCCAGTGAATTGCAAAGGATGCGGATTCTGCGAACACTGCCCAGAATGTTTTCAAGGCATACCATGTGACTGGAGTCTGAACGAAGAAGGTGAAATAAATGAAGTTAAGGAAGGCAACACTGATTGACTACGGAGTACCGCCGGATGATATACCTATACTACAAAGTCACTTGCGGAACCTTAGCGAAAGCGATAAATACAATCTGTTGCAGGTATCTATCAAATACGCACCCGGCATTGAATCGCAAATCTATGACAGTATCGTGAACAGTATCGGATATCGGACGATGGAAAAGATCAGGACAGTTCCCGCAACGGAAAATGACTTCTATGGCTACAAACGTAAGGTCATGGCGGAATATTATCATCTGGCCAAATTAATTGGCAGACTTTAAAAAACTTAAAAATTTATAAAAGTGGTAGAGAGCTACGTGCGCCATAGTGTGGTATTATAGTATATATAATTATAACTATGCTAGGGCGTGTTTTATGTTTGGAGGTGAGAAAGTTAATATGGCGGGAAAGTATGAATATTGGCTTTCTCAAGAAGGTCAAGTACTTTTACAAGGTTGGGCTAGAGATGGTTTAACTGACGAGCAGATTGCAAAAAATATGTGCATTTCCTCATCGACATTATATGAATGGAAAAAGAAATATTCGGAGATTTCGGAGTCCCTAAAAGAAGGAAAAGAAATAGCTGATTACTTAGTAGAAAATGCACTTTTCAAAAATGCTCTTGAGGGGAATACCACGGCTCAAATATTCTGGTTAAAAAACAGAAAACGTGATAAATGGAGAGATAACCCAGAACCGGAAATGAAAGAAGAAAAAGAGGAGGGTATAGTAATTGAACTTACCAGAAACGGAGAGAAAATATAGAGTATATAAACATACTGTGCCTGATGGCAGAGTATATATAGGAATGACTTGCAAAACAGTAAAAGCAAGGTGGGACAGCGGGTATTACGGAAACGATGATTTCTTCAAAATTATAAAAAAATATGGTTGGGAAGGGATTAAACATGAAATTATATCCGATAATCTCACCAAAGAAGAAGCCGAATTAATTGAACGAAAAAGCATTGCAGAACATCGAAGCAATGAAGAAAAGTACGGATTTAATTTTGACAGTGGTGGAAATTTCGGAAAGAAGCGCTGCACTCGTACAAAGAAGAAAATGAGTAAGACAGCAACACAGCTTCATTTTGGTGATAGGTTGCACACAAAAGAAGTTGTAGCCAAAAGAGCGATAACTCAAACCGGAAGAAAACTTTCAGACGAGACTAAAAGAAGAATTGGCGATTCCCATAGAGGTAGCAAAAGCGTTTCAGCTAAAAGGGTTAACCAGATAGACAGGTACAGTGGCAAAATAATAAAAACATGGGACTGCACTATGGACGTGGAGCGAGCGTTAGGCTATAAGAATAGTGCTATTTCTCGATGCTGTTCTGGCGGGCGTCCCACAGCCTATGGATATGTTTGGAGATATGAAGCAGTATGAAAATATCCGCAGATGATTTATTTCCGTATAATTTTGACAATGTGCTAAGAGATATTTTAGAACACAAACACACTTATTATGTATTCAAAGGTGGACGTGGAAGCTGCAAGTCTTCTTTCGTGAGCATTGTCATTATATTGCTAATGACAAGAAAAGAGAATAGAGACAAACATTGTATCATATTCAGAAAAACAGCGAATACATTAAGAGATAGCGTTTTTTCACAGATGCAATTTGCTATATCAGCACTACACCTTGATGGCGATTTTAAATGTACTGTCAGCCCAATGAAAATAACATACATACCAACTGGGCAGACTATAATGTTTCGTGGCGTTGATGACAGAATGAAATTAAAGTCGTTAAAAGCTCCATTCGGATACTTTGCTTTTGCATGGCTGGAAGAATGTGATACTTTTACCGGAATGGAAGAAGTACGAAGCATCTTGCAGTCATCAATGCGAGGTGGAAAAGACTACTGGACTTTTATGTCGTTCAACCCACCAAAAACAAGACATAACTTCATGAATGAGGAAGTATTAATCCAGAGAGACGACAGATATGTTCATTCTTCTGATTACAGAACGGTTCCAAAGGAATGGCTTGGACAACAGTTTTTTGACGATGCCGAACATCTCAAACAGATTCGCCCAGAAGCCTATGAGCATGAATACCTGGGCGTCCCGAATGGTGACGGTGGAAACGTATTTGAGTATCTGGAAATCAGAGATATTACAGACGAAGAGATCAGCCACATGGACCGCATTTTCGCTGGTGTAGATTATGGATGGTACCCGGATGCCTTCTGCTATCTCCGAACTTATTATGATTCTGCCAGAGAGAAGATATATCTGATTGACGAGCTGTATGTAAATAAATGGAGCAACTCTAAGACTGCTGATTGGATCAAGAAAAAAGGCTATGACGATTACACAATGATATGTGATTCTGCGGAACCTAAGTCTGTGAATGACTTCCGGGATGCCGGGCTTCCTGCCAGAGGAGCAATCAAAGGGCCGGGAAGTATCGAGTATGGTTTTAAGTTCTTACAGACTAAGACACTTGTCATTGACCCGAAGCGGACACCGAACGCATACAAAGAAATTACAGAATATGAGTATGATCGAGACAAAGAGGGAAATGTAATAAGCGGTTATCCTGATGGAAACGACCACGCAATCTCGGCACTTAGGTATGCTTATGAGCCGTTATTTAACAGGAGGGGGTACAGTGCATAAAATGTTAGATAGGTACTTTTCAGATAAAATAAATAAATTCTTAGGCATCGGTTTAAAAATATATGGTTCATCAGACATTAACGAAATCTTAAAAATTGTAGAATATGAAGACATTATTGTGCGAGATACTTCTGTAAGATGGATGGATTTTAAAAGGTAGATTAAATGGGACTTATAACAACACTAAAAAGGTGGTTTAACATGATTTTCAAAAAACAAGCCGAAGAGGACTTTAATATCCAGGCGGCAGAATTCCCGGAGATGGAATCACTGATTAACCGGTGTGCGAACATCTATAGGGGTGCGCCGGAATGGCTGGATGATGAGGATAATATCAAGACGATCAATTTCGCGAAAACTGTCTGCTCAGAGACAGCACGGCTCACAACGCTGGCAATCGGCATCCAGATCGGCGGTTCCGCAAGGGCTACGTGGCTACAGGAGCAGATTGACAAGGTATATTTCCAAATCCGGCACTGGGTAGAATATGGCTGTGCTTACGGAACGGTATTCATCAAGCCGAACGGTGAGAGCCTTGACGTATTTACACCGGCAGATGTGATGATTGTAGATTACGACAATCAAGAGATTAAAGGGATTATATTTAAGGATTCTTATACTGTTGGGCGGAAATACTATACACGGCTCGAATATCATCGTTTTGTTGAAACCACCGTGGACGGCGTGACGACCTATCCGTACTGCGTTTCTAATAGAGCCTATGTATCAAAATCTCCTCAATCAATCGGTGACAAGATTGACCTTAAACAGACAAAATGGGCGGACCTCATGGCAGACACGCCACCAATTCTCAAGGCAAACGGTGAGAAGCTGGATGGACCGCTTTTCGGAGTTCTACGGACGCCACAGGCGAACAATGTGGATATCAGCACACCACTTGGACTTCCGATATTTGCAGAAGCTATTGAAGAGTTAAAAGATCTGGACATTGCATACAGCCGTAATGCCGGAGAGATTTTTGATTCTCAGAAAATTGTTCTGGCAGATGATAGACTGCTGATGTCAAGCGGTACACCTGTATCAGCCATGTCACCACGAGGTATGGAGAACAGGCGAAACGAGATGAAATTGCCGCATTATGTCAAGAACGTGTTCGGACAGGACGAAAAAGAGTTTTATCAGGAAATCAATCCACAGCTCAACACGGATGCACGGTTGGCCGGAATCAATGCGCTACTGTCACAGCTTAGCTACAAATGTGGATTTAGCAGTGGTTATTTTGTGTTTAACGAGAAAACTGGAATGGTGACGGCTACGCAGGTGGAAGCGGACGACCGCCGGACAATTCAGTTTATTAAGGACGTTCGGGATAAGCTGGAGGATTGTCTGAATGGCGTAATCTATGCACTCAATGTTTTTGCCGACCTGTACGATCTAACTCCGGTGGGCGTTTATGAAACAACATACGACTTCGGAGACATAACCTACAACAGAGAAGAAGACCGTGCAAGATGGTGGCAGTATGTTGTACAGGGAAAGGTTCCAGCATGGCTGTTTTTCGTAAAATTTGAAGGAATGACCGAGGAAGATGCGAAAGCAATGGTCAAAGAAGCTCAGCCAGACGAACCAACATTATTTGGAGATGAGTAAAAAAAATGGCCGATACATTCAAGGGAATAATCACAGCAGATGGGAAGAAGAGACAGTTACCTTATGGAAGTGTTCTCGAAACGCCTGTATCTGATAAAACATTATCTGCGGACGGCGCTTTTGCAGATGCTAAAGTAACAGGGGACAAATTCAAAGAAGTAAATGCAGAAACTGATTCGCTAAAGGAAGATTTAGTTAACTTAGAGAATGGTACATGTATTTTAAAAGGAGAATTTGACGTTGGTAATATCAAAAGTTCTACTGGCGAATATGAACGTGATTATATTTATCAGGTATCGAATAAACATCCCATTTCCTATGATACAAATTTAATATTATATATTAAAGATGGATTTCAAGTTGCTTTTTCTTGGTATGATAACGATGGTAGTTTTATAAAAAAAGATTCGTTTATAAAAATAGAAAAGTAATAACGGCAAATACAAAGTTTTCGGTGACTATTTTTAAAACAGGAATTACAACTGGAATTGCTGATGTTCACGAATATTTAAGCGCAATAACATATGAATGGGAATTGATAAATTTAACTTACAGAAATGATATATTAAAGAATTACATGAAATTTGTATATGGAACTTTATCAAACGGTATTCCAGTTTCAACATCTGCATCAAGATTTAGAAGCAAAGATATTTCTTGTGCATATTATGATACCACTTTTAGGTCGTTGGAAGATAGATTTGTTTTAGCATATCATTCTTATGATGAAAATGGTAATTTTTTATATGATAGTGGGTGGAACTATGAAGTATCAGTAAGCAAAGGCACTAAGTATAGACTATTATTGAAAGATACTATGGAGGAATATAAAGAAAATGATATAGAATTAATTACAGAAAAATATGTTGCATCATATAGTGGCATAGAAGGCAATAGACATCTTATAGATGAATTAATTGGTAAAAAACCGGTAAATAATTTTAATGATTATACTGTTATAATGGCTCATCGAGGATATTCAAGTATTGCTCCAGAAAATACAATGCCAGCTTTTGAATTGGCATATAAAAATGGCTGTAGGTGTATTGAGACTGATGTTGTTTATACATCTGATAGAATACCAGTTTTATCTCATGATATTAATATTAATAGAACTGCTAGGGACAAAAATGGAAACATGTTGCCAGAAACTGTTAATATTTCTACTATTACTTATAACGATGTTAAACAATATGATTTTGGAATTTGGAAAGATGTGGAATATAAAGGAACGGAAATATGCACACTTGAAGATTTCTTGTATTTCTGTAAGGTAAAATCGGTACAGCCTATTATCGAATTAAAAAGAGGCTACGACAATAGTTGGATAAAAGGCGCGTATAATGTGGCAAGTAAATTGGGAATGCTTGATAAGGTTGTATGGAGTTCTTTTGAGCATTCGTTTTTAACATATATACACAGTCTATGTGATTTTACTAATTTTTTTGTAAATGTAGATAGGGATATAGATGAGGATGCAATAAATATAGCAATCAATCTTAAAACAAATAGTAATGCTGTTTATATAGGTTCTACAGTTGAGAAACTTACTTCAAATGGCGTTTCTAAAGCGTTGTCAAACAATATCCAAGTAGGCGTTGGTACAACAGATGAAAAATCTGTAGCAAAAGAGTTTGCAAAAAATGGAGTACATTTTGTTTGCACAAATGCGTTGTTGATCGATGATTTGTATTAAAGTAATGAAGTATGTTACATTACTAATTAACTAAAGAGGACTTTAGTTAACCAGTAAAATTCAAAACATGTACCACGACTTTTGACGAAAGAGGTGATATACTATACTTAGTCCAGAATATTTACGCCGTATAGCAGAGAGCAGTGAACAGATTGCCGAAGAACTGCATCAATATATCATCTCTGAGATTGTGTCGAGAATGGTGGCAAGAATCGGCAGAGGTGAAGATTATATTCTGACTAATGCCGATGCGTGGAGAATCAGAACGTTACAGGAATCTGGTGAGCTGATAGAGGACATTCTGACGGAATTATCCAGATACACCAAACGCGAACAGCAGGAACTTCTTGAAGCGTTTGAAGATGCAGGAATCACTGCAATGAACTATGATGATAAGATATACAAGGCGGCAGGATTAAGCCCTGTACCACTCGAACAGTCGCCAGCTATGATAAGACTCATGGAGCGAAATATGCTTGCGACTATGGGTGAGTGGAAGAACTTTACAAGAACGACTGCAAGTGCCGCTCAAAGACTCTATATTGAGCAGTGCGACCTTGCGTACAATCATGTAATGACTGGGGCGGTTGGGTATACACAAGCCATTAAAGAGGCAGTTAATAACGTTGTGAGTGATGGTGTTACTGTCACATATCCATCTGGCAGAAAAGACACGATCGAAACAGCAGTCGCACGTTCTGTCAGAACTGGAGTGGCTCAGGCGTGTGCTGATATTCAGTTGACAAGAATGAAAGAAATGGGATACGGTCTAGTACTGACATCGGCACATATAGGAAGCCGCCCAAGCCATGAAGTATGGCAAGGACAGGTATTTTCCATAGACTGGGAAAAATTAAAAGAAATCAAGCCGGAGTTTTTTCGGGAACGAGATACGCCAGAATATCGTAGAATGTCGGAACAAAAAGCAAGTCAATATCCAGATTTTATTGAAAACTGTCATTATGGCGAAGCCGATGGAATATGTGGAGTAAATTGCAGACATCATTTTTCAGTTTGGGTGGAAGGAATGCCGAATCCTTATGCAGGATTATCAGCGCAGGATAAAGCCGACAAGGGAAAGCAGTACGAAAAGGAACAGCGGCAACGTACTTATGAGCGGAGAATCCGAAAGACAAAGAGAGAAGTCCTTGGACTGCAAGCAGGAGTTGACAATGCACCAAATGAAAAGGCGAAATTTGCATTGCAGCAAGACCTTGACCGGAAGTCTTATCTTTTACAGAAACAAAATGCCGCATACAAGGATTACTGCAAGCAGAATAACCTGAGGGAACTGCAAGACCGGCTCATGATTGCAAAGTGGAACCGCCAGAACGCCGCAAAAGCCAGAGGAGCGGCAAAGAGATATAAAACAGCAAAGGGGATTGACTGATGGATAGATGGAAGTATTACAATCCGAATCCTGCCGGTAATCGAGTCGGAGATTGTGCTGTCCGGGCAATATGCAAGGCAACCGGGTTTGATTGGGAAACAGTATTCGCCGGATTAATGATACAGGCATGCGCCCTGTCAGATATGCCATAAGCTAATTATGTTTGGGGAGCGTACCTCTATAAACGTGGGTACAAACGCAAACTAATAGAGCAATCAGAGCGATATATCTATACAGTCAACGACTTTTGTGCAGACCATCCGACAGGCACATATATCCTCTGCATAGATGGTCATGTGGTGACAGTACAAGAGGGCAAATATTTCGATACATGGGATTCCGGTAATGAGATCCCGGTATATTACTGGGAAAAGGAGAATAAATGAGCATATCAGAATTTGTACAAATATTCCTCTCAATCTGCGGAGGGGTGTCTATTGTCGGAGGGGCGGCAGCCGTAATCTTTAAATGGATTACCCCGGCATTTCGGCTTAATAAGCGGGTAGAGACACTGGAAGAACATGACAAACGAGATTACGAGAGCCTTCAGAGGATTGCAGAGCGTGATTCATTGATTCTGGAAGTGCTGTCGACCATGTTGGACAGTCAGATCAGTGGGAATAACGTCGAGGAATTAAAAAAAACAAAACAGAAGCTTACGGAGTATCTTGCACAGAATCAACGTTAATTGCATTAATAAGGGGTATGCTCATGAAGTTATATGTATTCACTAAGAAAGATATAGACAGGTTCTTGATAGAGTGTAATTTTACACCGGATGAAGAAAGATTGTTTCGGCTGAGATGCAAGGAATATACACTCGAATACTGCGCTGAACAGATGAATGTGAATATATCCACGGCGAAACGGTTGAGCCGGAGGGTAATAATAAAATAATTAAAGTATGCTGATACTTTTCAGATACTTATATGGGTCTTAGACGAACTGTCCAAAATCGCTGACAATGGACTGACCACCGGAAATCTGGAAATGACATACAAGCTGATTGATATGTACAAAGATATCAAGAACACTCAGTACTGGGATAAGAAAGTAGAGTACTACAACACTGTCCTTGATGAGATGCGTGGCGGATACAATGACGATTACAGCGAACGCGGAAGAAAACGCGATAGCATGGGAAGATACAGCGCAAATGACGGCAGAATGATGCCAGACTACGACCGGGGTAGTTCTTATGCCAGACGTGGTGAACATTACGTCAGAGGCCATTACAGCCGTTCTGACGGACGGGATGCTTATGATGATTACATGACGCAGAAACAGAGCTATCGTTCCGGCAAATCCGAGGACTGTAAGAGGAAGATGCTTGCCGCTCTGGAAGAACATCTGGACGAACTCACTACAGAAATGAGCGATATGTCCAAGGATGCAGAGTGCCGGGAAGAACGTGATCTTGTCAAGAGATACGTGGAAAAGCTCCGTGATATGCTCTAATTGGCTAAAACATGTACCATAACTTTTGGGAGGTTCTGTGGTAAAATGTATTCATAGGGAAGAATCGTAAGCAGAAATGCTTGACATAGACATTTTTATTGCTTTCCTCCTTTCTTTAAGCAGATGCGTGTCCTTAATAGAAACAGGTTCGGGGTGGAATCTGGAGGTTGAAAAGCGGATGCAATTTCCGACACGTATCATTGCCGTTAGTGCATGGCGGCATACCTCCTTGTGAGAGCATATAACTGAACAGTGGAATTCAACCCGTGCAGAGGTGCACGACCGTATAGGCGGTGTTGACGTAGCCCGAAACGTCTCGTGTTTAGGCATAGCACGTAAAATACCTTGCTAACCCGGGAATCCGGGTTATGTGGAAAGTACGTTAATGGTAGACTGACAGGGTCGCTCCCTGGGTTCCGGTTCGATTCCGGGCTTTCCGCTTACCCTGCCAGTGGTCTAACTGGCTTAATCCATTTACCTGCGGCGGCAGGTCAATAAACACGACCAGGAGGATATATATGCAGAAACTTATTGACACATTAAAATCATTTGGAATTGAAATCCCGGAGGATAGGCAGGCAGATGTGAAAAAAGCACTCTCTGAACATTACAAAAATGCCAAAGAAGTAGCAAAAACTCTGTCAAAAGTTGAGGTAGAACGCGATAACTGGAAAGAACGTGCCGAGACAGCAGAAGAAACTCTGAAAGGCTTCGACGGTATCGACCCGGCGAATATTCAGACAGAGCTTGCTGGATGGAAGAAAAAAGCCGAGGATGCAGAGAAAGAGTTTAACGCGAAAATCTATGACCGTGATTTCTCAGATGCTCTGAAAGCAGCACTCGATGATGTTAAATTTTCCAGTGAAGCTGCAAAGAAGTCTGTTATGGCAGACATTAAGGAAGCAGGATTGAAGCTGAAAGATGGTAAAATCCTTGGACTGAACGACTTGATCGAACAGATGAAGCAGTCTGACGCGTCTGCTTTTGTGGATAAATCTCAGCAGCAGGCTCAGCAGAACCAGGCAAGATTTACCACTCACGTTGGACAGCAGCAGACACCGGGAAGTATGACAAAGAAAGATATCGAAGCAATCAAAGACCCGTCTGAGAGACAGGCTGCAATTGCTCAGAATATCCAGTTATTCCAGTGATTTTTACACCGACTATACACCAGAGTATAGCCGCTAACCCAATACCTTAACAATTATGGGTAGAAAGGATTTTTTATGCCAGCAAAAACAAATCTTATTATGACTAATGATATTCATGTCACAGCACGTGAGATTGACTTTGTTACCAGATTCGAAAGAAACTGGCAGCACTTACGTGATATTCTGGGTATCATGAGACCTATCAAAAAGCAGCCGGGTGCTGTACTCAAGTCCAAATACGCAGAGGGTACTTTACAGAGCGGAAAAGTTGGTGAGGGTGAGGAAATCCCTTACAGCAAATTCGTTGTAAAAGAAAAGGACTATGCGGAAATGACTATCGAGAAGTACGCAAAGGCTGTGTCTATCGAAGCAATCAAGGATCACGGTTACGAGAACGCTGTTCAGATGACCGATGATGAATTCCTTTTCCAGCTTCAGACTGATGTTACCGGCAGATTCTATGATTATCTGAAAACCGGTACACTTACTTCCACAGAAACAACATTCCAGATGGCCCTGGCAATGGCTAAAGGCCGTGTAGAGAACAAATTCAAGCAGATGCACAGAAATGTGACTGGCGTTGTTGGATTTGTGAATATTCTTGACGTATATGAATACCTCGGAGCAGCTGAGATCACTATTCAGAACCAGTTCGGATTCCAGTACATGAAGGACTTTATGGGATTCAATACAATCTTCTTACTGTCCGACAGCGAGATTCCGAGAGGACAGGTTATTGCTACCCCTGTTGAGAACATCGTACTTTACTATGTAGACCCGAACGAGTCTGACTTTGCGAGAGCAGGTCTTGTGTATACCGTATCTGGCGAAACAAACCTGATCGGATTCCATACACAGGGCAACTACCACACAGCAGTATCCGAAGCGTTTGCGGTTATGGGACTTACTCTTTTTGCGGAGTACATTGACGCAATCGCAGTAATCACCATTGATGAGACACCAACACTCGGCACTCTGACAGTAACATCTGCGGCAGGAACAGCAACTGGTGATACAAAAATCACTGTAAATCCGGCTAAGGAAAACTCTAACAACGTATACAAATACAAAGTTGCAGCAGATGCAGTAACTGTTGGATACGGACAGAACCTCAGAAACTGGACTACGTGGGACGGAAAAGCTGACATTAAGGCAGCAACCGGACAGAAGATCACAGTGGTTGAGTGTGATGGAACATACAAAGCGCTGAATGCCGGAAGTGCAAGCGTAACAGCGAAATCATAAACATAGGAGGTAACTGGCATGGCTTATGCAGATTATAAATTCTATACAGAATCATTCGGCAATGTCGTGCCAGAAACCGACTTTCCACGACTGGCAGAAAGAGCCAGTGATTTTGTGGACACAATGACGTTTGACAGGTTGGTGGACGGACTGCCGACAAACGAACGCTCACAGAAGCGTATCAAAAAGGTGGTCTGTTCATTGGCTGAATTAATGTATCAGATTGAGCTTGCCGAAAAGAATGCAATCAATCAGGCATCAGCAAATGTGACCGACACAAATACCGGTGGCAAGTCAACAAGCATTGTAACATCTGTATCTTCTGGCAGTGAATCCATCTCTTACGCAACGCCTCAACAGATTGGGGCAGGTGCAAAGGAATGGAGTGCAGTATATGCCGCCGCCGGAGATGTGCAGAAAACGAACGACTTGCTTCTTAAGACAGCTTTACCGCTTCTGATGGGAGTAAGGACGGATGATGGAATACCAGTATTGTATGCAGGAGTGTGATTATATGGACATTTCAACATTAGGCTCATGTATTTCTATCGTAGCAATATGCTATGTGGTAGGAATGGGCTGTAAAGCATCAAAGAGAATCTCTGATGAATGGATTCCGGTAATCATGGCGGTTATTGGCGGGATTCTTGGAGCAGTCGGGATGGGCGTTATCCCAGATTTCCCGGCATCGGATTATATCACAGCAGTTGCGGTCGGTATGTTTAACGGGCTGTCGGCCACTGGTGTGAATCAGGTTATTAAGCAGACAGTGCAGAAAGAGTGATCTTATGGGTGGACGTGGTGGAAGTAGCGGATTCACAGCAAATTCTAAAGTAGTTACTTTTCCCAGGAAGGAAAAATCAAATAATAATTCCAGAAAATGGGATTATAGAGGTTTTGCCCAAAGAACTGATTCGCTTGAAAAAGCAGTTAATGAAGCGAATACGAGAAAAAAAGTAGAAACAGTATTTAAAGGATTAAGGGATCATGACAAAAATATAACTGCTGAATTAGACAGGATTGCTTCTGGAGTGAAAGATGCTGGAGATGAAAAGGCACTGATGACAGAAAGACGCAGAACGAGGTTATTAATCCGAAAAATTAAGTTCAAAGGAATATTGTAATGGCAAACAAGTCAACCAGTATCGCATACGAAAATCTAAACCGTCGCATATTTTCCGGCGTTGGTGAATACGGTATACCGCAGATAGAACCTGAGACGTTTGAGGGAACCTGTGAATTTGTCGGATTCAATTACGCAAGGGGTAAATGCAGTAATCCAGAAGGGAAAGCAGTGCATTTCTTCTTGGATGACTACCAGTTTGACGCATTATGGAGAAATCCAGACAGGTATATTGATAAGCTGAGCCGATTCCGGTATGTTCTGACACCGGATTTCAGCACCTACACCGATTTCCCTAAGGCTATTCAGATTTACAACCATTACCGCAAGCACTGGATAGGTGCATATCTGCAAGAATATGGTTGCAAGGTAATTCCGACAATCTCATGGAGTACACCAGATTCTTACGAATGGTGTTTTGACGGTGAGCCAGAGGGCGGAACGGTGGCAGTATCTTCTGTTGGTTGCATGAATGGAAAGAAAAAGAAAGAACTGTTTCTTTCTGGTTACAATGCCATGATTGAGAAATTGCACCCAGAAAGCATTATCTTTTACGGGAAAGTGCCGGAAGAATGCAAAGGTAATATTGTTAGAATCAAGGCATTCCACGACAGATTTTCAAAAGCAATATGTGAAGGATAGGAGGGTATCATGTACGAAAAAACGGTGACGATTTTTAATTATTACGAATCAGCCACGACAGGAGATGCGTACTGGTATCCTCATGTTTTATCTGGTGTTGACCTCATTACGGACAAGGGAGCAATCCTAAAGAAGTACGGGCCAGACGCAACAGACAACGCACAGTTACACGTTCGATACACTGTTCAGAACGGCGATATAATCATTGCTGACAAGGATGGTAAGATTCTCCCATGGGTGCCACCTAAAGAGTGGAAACAGCAGATTAACAACGCTCTGGAGGATACTATCACATTCTCAGATGAATCATTCTTCTGGGAGGGTGAGTGGACTGACGGAACGGTAAACGACAGCGATTATCGGAACGGATTCTATCAGTACATGAACGAGAACAAGGATAACGTGTTTAAGATTACCAGTGTAGGCGGTCCGTATACACTGATTCCGCATTTTGAGATTCTGGGTAAGTAATATGAGTAAAATTCATCATTTTAAAGGATTCTCCGTAGTTGATGGAGATATGAAAATCAAGCTGAATATGAACAGATTTTCCAGACAGTATCAAGAAGCCCAGTATCTCCTTGATGGAATGGTTATGGACAGTATGGTGCCGTTCATGCCGATGATTACCAGAAATTTCATCAATCGAACAAGAATTGAAAGCACATCATTGCAAGGAACTGGATTTGTGTGTGCTGCGGCTGCTCCTTATGGACGTTTTTTGTATGAGGGAAAAGGAATGGTTGACGAAGCAACTGGAAGTCCCTACGCAAGACGTGGAGCAAAGAAAGTCCTTGTCAGCCAGTTCTCTGGTAAGACAGCCGCAAAGGAAAATCTTGAATACACCAAACAAGCTCACCCACGGGCACAGGCAAAGTGGTTTGATGCCGCTAAACGACAATACGGCAGCACATGGATTCGCAAAGTAAAAGCACAGGCAGGAGGTGGCAGACATGGCGGATAAGCCTATCGGAAAAGATGCGACCGGATACGAAATCCTGACAGATGCCATGAAAGCACTTCTGAATCAGTATCCAGGACTGTACGAAAATGAAACAATCAAATTCGAGGAACTTGGTAAAGAATCAGGAATTGCGTTCTCGGCAGACAACGGGGCGTTGATCTATTCAGAAAAAGAAGACGTTTGTGGTGTGATGCACCAGATATGCCAGTATCCATTTTACGTGGTATACCGAACAGCGTCCGACAAGGAGAGGCAGAAGTTATCTGTTCAGAAATTCCTTGACAATCTCGGTAAATGGATATGCCGGGAACCAGTTGTCATAAATGGCTCTGAGACGCGTTTAAATGCGTTTCCTGAGCTTTCACAGGGACGAGCGATAAAACGTATCACACGTGACAACTCCTATGGTTTAGAACCACAGGAGAGCGGCGTACAGGATTGGCTATTGCCATTATCGGTACGCTATGAAAATACTTATGAAGTAATATAACAAGTAACAACCGGCTATCAATTAGAGATAGTCGCTAACCTACACAGCCTTTTAAAAGTTATAGGCAGAAAGGACATTTCTATGGCAGTTACAGGCAAGATTGACCGTAAATATATGGCTCATTATATCGATGCAGGTTCTCTCTGTGGAGGACTGGCACCGAAGTATGAGCGCCTTGGAAAGGATCTGGAAGAGTACAATGTAGAACTCAATCCAGATACTGAAACATCTAAAAACATTTTTGGAGAATCCACATTCAAACACAATGGCTATGAAGTTTCTTCTGACGCTGATCCGTTCTATGCAGACACTACTTCTGATCTGTTTACAGCATTGCAGAAGATTGTAGATGGACGTCTCAAAGACGACAACCTCAAAACAAAAGCAGTTGAAGTTCATCTCTGGACAGAAGCTACAGCAGGAAAGTATGAAGCATACCAGCAGGATTGTTATGTTGTGCCGACCTCCTATGGCGGTGATACATCCGGTTATCAGATTCCGTTTACTGTCAACTATGTTGGCGAACGTGTAAAAGGAAAATTTGATATCAGTTCCGGTACATTCACAGCCGACAGCGAATAAGCACATATACAAGGAGGACATGCTAAATGGCAAAAGTAATTAATACCAAAATTGACGATGGAATTCTCATTTTCACATTCACTAACAACGAAGACGAAGTTTTTTCTTCTTTTAAGCTGAACCCGACCGATATCAATGTAGCAGCACGTGCAGAGGAACTGACAGAATACTTTGAGCAGCTCAAAGATTCTATTCAGAAAGTTGCTTCCGGAAAAGAAATGGCAGAGTTGAACAAACAGATCGAAGATAAGATCAACTATCTGCTTGGCTACGAAGCATCAAAAGACCTGTTCAAGGAACCGATTACAGCAACCACTGTATTCGGCAATGGTCAGGTGTTTGCTTATATCGTACTTGATAAGATCGCAGAAGCAATCGCACCGGAAATCGAAAAGAGAAAAAAGAAAATGCAGGCAGCAGTCAATAAGTATACGGAGAAGTATACAAAATGACCGCCTATGAGCTTCCCACCTCACTAAACATAAGTGGGGTGGATTTTTCTATTAGAACCGATTTTCGTGCGATCATTGACATTCTCATTGCTATGAACGACCCGGAACTGGACGAGCAGGCAAAAGCAGTTGTTATGTTGCAGATTCTGTTTGAGGACTGGCAGAATATACCGGCTGAGTGTCTGGATGAAGCTTGTCAGAAAGCATCGGATTTTATCGACTGTGGACAATCTTACGATAATCCGAACCACCCTAAACCCCGTTTGATGGACTGGGAGCAAGACGGAGACATGATTGTTCCAGCTGTAAACAAGGTTGCCGGTAAAGAAATCAGATCCATGCCATATATGCACTGGTGGACGTTCTTCGGGTACTTCATGGAATCTGGTGAGTGCCTTTTTAATACAGTGGTTGGAATCCGGTCAAAAAAGGCAAAAGGCGAACGTCTGGATAAATGGGAAAAGAAATTCTATCAGGAAAATAAGAACATTATTGATATAAAAACACGTCTCAGCGAAGAGGAGCAAGCTTATAAAGATAAGCTGAATGAGATGTTGAACCTCAAATAGTTAGGAGGTGGACACATGGCTGCTGATGGCTCAGTCATTATTGATACCAGAATGGATACAACCGGTGTCCAGAATGGTGTATCAGCTATAAAACAGTCATTTAACGGCCTTGGAAGTGCTGTAAAAAAAATCGGTCTGCTGATTGGCGGAGCGTTTGCAGTTGGCAAGTTAGTGCAGTTCGGAAAAGAGTGCGTGGAACTTGGCTCTGACCTCGCAGAAGTTCAGAACGTGGTTGATGTTACATTTGCCACAATGTCGGATAAGGTCAATGAATTTGCAAAGAACGCCATGACCTCAGCCGGACTGTCAGAGACAATGGCAAAAAGGTATGTCGGAACGTTCGGAGCAATGTCTAAGTCGTTCGGTTTCTCCGAAGCACAGGCTTACGACATGTCAACAGCTCTGACGCAGCTGACTGGTGACGTGGCATCATTCTATAACATCAGTCAGGACTTGGCTTATATCAAGCTGAAATCCGTATTTACTGGTGAAACGGAAACGCTCAAGGATCTTGGCGTGGTAATGACCCAGTCGGCGCTTGACCAGTATGCACTTGCCAACGGCTACGGAAAAACCACATCTGAAATGACCGAACAGGAAAAAGTTGCTCTCCGATTGGCTTTTGTGCAGAAACAGTTATCAGCCGCATCTGGAGACTTCATCAGGACATCTGACTCATGGGCGAACCAGGTCAGAGTTATGCAGTTGCAGTTACAGTCTCTCAAAGCAACAGTCGGACAGGGATTGATTAATATTTTTACGCCTGTACTGAAAGTAATTAATGTTCTGCTTGGCAAGCTGGCAACCCTAGCAAATGCATTTAAAAGTTTTACGGAACTGATTACTGGTAAGAAATCATCTGGTCAGACAAGTGGAAGTGGAGCAGGACTTGCCGGAACAGGAGCGATTGCAGATACAGCAGATCAGTATGGACAGGCAGCGGATAATGCAGAGAAATTGGCGGATGCCAATAAAGACAATGCGGCAGCCACGAAAAAAGCAAATAAAGAAACAAAAAGTTATCTTTCATCGCTTGATGAAATTCACAAGGCCACATCTACTGGCAGTAATTCATCTTCCACGCCATCTTCATCTAGTGGAAACGGTGGAGCAGGCAACAGTGGTCTTCCGAGTTCAGTAGGAAATGTGGACTACGGCAATCTTGCAGAGGGCGAAACCACACTTGACAAGATTAGTGATTCCGCAAAGAAACTTGCTGACCTTCTCAAGAAACTCTGGAAGCCATTTCAGGACGCATGGAAGAAAGAGGGCAAGAATACCATTGATGCGGCAAACATTGCTTTGTCGGGAATTGCAAAACTCGCTAAGAGCGTAGGTAAAAGCCTTGTAGAGGTCTGGACAAATGGCACAGGCACAACGATGCTTACGACCATGCTGAGAATTGCCCAAAACGTGCTTAAAACTATCGGTAATATTGCATCTGGTTTCGCAGATGCATGGAACAAAAACAGTGTTGGAACGCAGATCATCCAGAACATTGCAGATGCCCTTGTGGTAGTTATGCAGTTTGTTGAAAAAATCGCAGAGGATACAGCAACATGGGCGGCGAACCTTAATTTCTATCCTCTACTGGAATCTATCAGTAATCTAACAAGTACGTTTGCGCCAATTCTGGAATCTATCGGAAATGTTCTTGAATGGATTTATAACAATATTGTTCTTCCAATGCTGAAATGGCTGATTGAAACGGGAATTCCAATAGTGATCAACCTAGTGTCTGATTTGGCAAGATTTTTCGCAGACCATCAGTCAATTATTGAGGCATTCGGCGCAGCTCTGATCGGAGCATTTGCGGCAGCGAAGATTGCAGGCTTAGCTTCGAGAATCGCAGGAAGTATAACGACAGTAGCAAGTTTCATTAAGGGTCTTATTGCACTCATGACCGGCTCTGGCGGCATTATTGGTGGAATCAAAGCCATTGCGACAGCTGTCGGACCGGGCGGAATTTTTATAGCAGCAGTAACAGCTTGCATTGCGATTGGTGTATTGCTGTACAAAAACTGGGACAAAATAAAAGAAGTTGCAGGTGCGGTATGGAGTTGGATTAAAGACAAAACCATAGCTTTCGTCGATGGAATAAAATCCAAACTTAGTGATTTGGCAGAAAAGATTGTTTCTATTTGGAATGGTATCAAATCAAGTGCAAAAGAAAAGTGGAGCGCTATATGGTCCACTATAAAAGAAGTTGTAAAGAGGATAGTTGATGGAATCGTTGATAAATTCAAAAGTGCAAGAGACAAGGTTATTGATACGTTCGAGGGTATTAAAAACAAAGTTAAAGAGATATTCAATAAAGTTATCGGTATCGTAAATGGCGCAATCGGTACGGTGAACGGCGCGATCAGTAGAATTGAATCTGCAATGTCATTTGGTCCGTGGGAAGTGCCTACACCATTCGGCTCTAAGACGATCGGATTTAGCGCAAGCTTTCCAAGAGTACCGACTATTCCATATCTGGCAAAAGGTGCAGTTATTCCACCAAGAAGCGAATTTCTGGCTGTCCTGGGCGACCAGAAACAGGGCAATAACATTGAAACACCAGAAGCGCTGCTCAGAAAGATTGTTCGCGAAGAATCCGGAAGCAATTCCGGTGGAGATTATCATTTTACTGCTCAGATTAACCGAAGAACAGTATTTGATGAAATTATCGAAGAAGCAAAGTTAAGACGTGATACAAGCGGCAGAAACCCGTTTGAACTGGCATAGGAGGTGGAAGCGTGGCAACTATTCCAAAAAACATAACGGAACGATACAAAATGAATGGGGCTTCCATCTATCAGCCGGACAAAGATATGGGTTACAACCTTGAAACAACTTATTCAGAAGGTAGTAACCGTACGCAGTTTGGAAAAGCATTACTGACTCCACTATTTACAGTTGAACAATATAGCTATGAAGCATCAAACGTTCCAGTTGTAGAAGCAAACAAAATTCTCAAAATTATCGCAAAAGGAAAAGCTTTCAATTTGTACCATTGGTCGCTTTACCACATGGCATGGAGAACTGACCCGTTTTATGTCGGAAAAGCAAGCCTAACTATTGGAGAAATTTCGCAAGACTTAAAATTTGTATCAAAAATATCTTTTAACATGCAGGGGGTGAATCCACTTGATTAATGTATCTGATACATTTAAGCAGAAATTAGCAGATGGCGAACCTGTCTGGGAGGTGGTGGACATCACCTTTCCTGATGGGAGAACCAAAACCGTACAGAATGAGATTATGAGCAGCAACAACTCATTTTCTGATTGTGCAGAAAGTAGCAGCTTTCCGATTGGCTGCGTTGTTTGTAAATCCATGACATTGGAGTTGGACAACACTTCTGATCAGTGGAAAAACTATAATTTCTACATGGCAAAAGTTCATGCGTATCTTAAAATGCAGACCTCCGTAGCAAGTCTGGCTGCAACAGATAAATTGCTGGATGAAAACTATGACCCAATTCTTGACCAGAGTGGCGGTGCGATTCTGGCAACAAAAGCAGCGACAGAAGACAGAGTCGAAACCATTGATAAAGGTATTTATACAATTACGACACCAGAACAATATGGCGAAATCCTTAGTTTTACCGCTTTGGACGATATGTATAAAACGAACGCAACTTATATATCTCATCTGGTTCTGCCACAGTCAATAGAGACTCTTGTTAGAGATGCGTGTGAGACTCTTGGTATTCCGTCAGAAGTCTCCATGGCTCATGGAAATCTGATCGTGTCAGAGATTCCGGAAAACATGACGTTTCGTCAGTTGTTCGGATGGGCAGCAATGCTTGAGACTGCGAACGCTCGCCTGGACAGCAGAGGATACTTGCGATTTATCAGATGGGATTTTTCCAATACACAAGAAGATTACAACGCAGTAGTGGACGCTGATGGAAATGTAACATTTAAAGGCGGCGCAAGTATTGACTCAGAAAGTTTTATCAGTCCGACAGGGAACTGGACAATTGATAGTGATGGATTCTTGACATTGATCGAATCAGCAGCTGACACATCCGAAAAGCTCAAAGACTTTTTTGAGAGTCCGACTGTATCCAGTGATGATATTGTGATTACCGGAATCAAACTCAAAAATAAAGAAAATGAAGCCATGTACGGAAGTGCAGGATATGTTCTTGAATTGGAGAATGATCTTGTAAACGATGTCGATTTGGACACTGTGGCTGCTCAAATCGGTGATTCCATAATTGGAGCTAAATTCCGTAACATGTCGGGAGAACTTGCATATAATCCACTCATTGAGTTTGGAGATATGGCATATACTTACGACCGCAAGTGGAATAGGTATATCACTCCACTGACAGACGTTTCCTGTTTCGTTAATGGAAAGACCACTGTAAAAACTCAAGCCGATGATCCGATCAGAGGAATGAGCAAGTTCCAGTCAGAATCCACTAAGGCAATCGTAGAGGCAAGACGACTTGTTAAAAAAGAACAATCAGCTAGAGAAAAAGCAGTAAAGAAATTAGAAGAAACCTTAAAAAATTCTTCTGGATTATATGAAACATCAGTCGCACAGGAAGATGGCAGTACTATTACATATCTGCATGACAAGCCTACACTTGCAGAATCAAAAAATGTAATTAAATTCACAGCAGAAGCCATTGGCGTATCCAATGATGGTGGCAAAACATATCCTTACGGTTTCTTTCTGACAGGCGATTTGATAGCAAAAATTCTGTACGCACATGGTATCAATGCTGATTATATTGACACAGGCGCACTGATTGTCAGAGATAGCGATGGAAACATAATCTTCCAGGTTGATATGGACACCAAAAAAGTAATCATCAGTGGTGATAATGTTGTAATTGGTGGTAGTTCTTTGCCGGATAAACTGACAAAAATGGACAACAATATTGCATCTGCCAAGAATATGACATTCCAGCTGTCGAACGATATGCAGACGATCACATCTGACGCAGACGGAAACATTCCGGTATTTCCAACAGTGGCAACTACAGCGAAAGTTATGTACGGCTCGTCAGATATCACAAATGATTGTAGCTATACCATTACAAAATCAGACAGTGTAACCGGCTCTTGGGATGTAGATACGCATACTTACACTGTCACAGGCTTGAGTGCAGACAATGGATGGGTGGATATTAAGGCAACGTACCTGATTAATCTTTCTATAACGAAGAGATTTACGATTTCCAAGCAGAAATCAGGAAAAAATGGAAAGCAGCTTTATACATGGAGAAAATATGCATCCATGCCGGATGGCTCTGATATGAGTGATAGCCCAGATTATGTAAGGCTTCTGGACAGCGCCGGAAGCCCCATACTGGACAGTAACGGGGATGAAATCTATACAGTCACAGAAGCGATCTATGTTGGAATTGCGGACAATAAAACTACAGAAACACCGTCTGATAATCCGAAAGATTACATTTGGAGCCGTTTTCGCGGTGAAGACGGAACGGATGGAATTGGCATTCCGGGAGAGGACGGAGAAACTTCTTACATCCATACCGCTTACGCAAATAGTATTGATGGAACTGTGGATTTTTCCACAACTGATACAGATAGAATTTACATTGGTCATTATTCCGATTTTGAAAAGACGGACAGTGCAGACCCAGCGAAATATACATGGGCGAGAATGCGTGGAGAAGACGGGCCTCCGGGAAGAACGTACTACCTTAGAGCAAACACGGAAATATTGTTAATGGGGCAAGATAAAAAAGTCACTCCAGAAAAGCTTACCGTTAAAGTATATTATCGTGATGGTCAAGGAGAAGAGACAGCCTATGCAGGATGGTGGAAAGCAGAAAGAAGTACTGATTCTGGAAAAACTTGGACGACTATAACACTCAAACAAACAGAAGCTACAGGCGCTTGTACAATAACTTCTTCACTTCAAATTATTGGTTCACGCGGAATGATTAGAGTGACTTGCTATCTTGATCAAACTAAAACGAGCATTGCGGATATGCAGACGTATTCGGTTGCTCTTAATTCCGCATCGCTTACACAAACAGAGATTGTAAAGATTCTTTCAGACGACGGAAAATGGAATGGTCTGTATTACAAGAACGGAAAATTGTATTTCAGTTTCAGTGCAGCGCTTGGCGGTGAATTGACACTTGGCGGTGTAAATAATGGCAACGGAAAATTAGTTATTAGAGATTCAGCCGGTAATCAAGTTGGATATATTGACAACACAGGAGTGAATTTTACAAAAGGAACGTTTTCCGGCAGTTTGAAGTCAGCAGATGGAACTTTTACTGGTGAATTAAGTGCTAACACTGGAAATATTGCCGGGTGGGTTCTAGATGATGAGGCAAAACAATTAATATCTCCTAACGGTATTATAATACTGGACGCAGAAAATGAAGAAATAAACATTAATGGGGTCACCTTGAGTGCTTATGGAAATGGTCTTGTTGCCGATGGGGGCTTTAACATAATCTGCGGAACAGAACCTTTTTCTGATGGAACGGATGGATTTCAGATTTTCAATTTAAACACACTTTCATCTGGAAATTATTTAAGGATTCACAACAATCTAGTATACATGAGTTCATCTTCTTCCAAACGCTACAAAATCCTCGGAGCTTCCTTGCCAGAAGAATTTATTGAGAATCTGTACAACATCGAACCGATAATGGCACGGTATAAAGAAGGCTACCTTGCAAAAGGAGATGAACGCGCAGACGTAGAATTTCCAATGTTCATAGCAGAAGATGTGGACAAGTATTTTCCTTTGGCAGTTGACCATAACACAGACGGGCTTCCCGAGAACTGGAACGAACGTATCATGATACCGGCAATGTTTGCAATGATTAAAAGTCAGAAAGAACAGCTTGACCGACAAGAAAAATTTATAAATCAGCTCTATAAAAAGCTCAATATAGAAAAGGAGAATTAATATGGCAAAATTTAATGAATATCCGGCAAAAACAACACCAAAAGATGCAGATAAATTTATGCTTTACAGTGCGGAGGATGCGGCAAACAAGCTGATTGATTACAATAAGCTTGCTGATGCGGTACTCAATAAATTGACATCGAAGACATTCGGTCTTGATGCCGGAACGATGACTTTACCGGCTGCTCTTAATCAATTAAATAGTAACCGGTTAAAACCCTTTTATAAAGGTATGATCACCAATGGACTAGTTACTGTTCCTCTTGTTCCGGGACTTTATCTAGTTTCAACGTATCGTAGTGGAGGATACAAGATAAGTTCATTATCTATAGTTAATATTCAGACACAGGACGGTTCTTTTATCGAAACGCTTGTTAAAGGTGCGGATTACGACAACACCATTGAAATGAAATATACTGATAGCAACATTTCATTTCAATATAAGATTAACTTATCTGGTGGATGTACAATCGTTATATTCAAGTTGGCTTAAAGATTTATGAAATATAAAATAGTAATGTAAAAATTGACAATATCAAATACATTGACTGCGGAGGATATGGCACTCTGGCTGCCTTTTCTATTGGCAAACTATTATACTGCAAATTCAACGGAAACAATAAAGTATCTGAAGTTACACAACAAGACATTGCTCAATTGCCCAGCGAGTATACATTGAATTCCTCTATTGGAGTATATAGGAGTGTTTTAGTTAACGCCCGTAACACAGGCAGTCTTCAAATCGATACGTATGGAAAAATCACTCTGTACTGTCCATATTCGTATTTATATGGGTACGTGATTATTCCAATAAAATAGTAATCTCACAGCGAAATCTTATGCATATACTCCATCGTTTAGTTGGTCAAAAGGAACTGTGAATCCTACTGTTAAAAATATAGATGCTTATTTTTCACAATACGGAAAAGTATGTTTTGCCTACGTTAGATATAATATTGCTGATTTAGGAACCTTTGATAAAGAATCATTTCTTGAAATAACTTTACCAAGTGGTATAACTTCTCTGGTAACCAGTGTAAGTTTGGTAAGTCCTTATCAGATTGTTGAAGGAAATGCTAGTCTTGGAGTTAGAGTTTCAAGCAATAAAGTTATTATTGTTAATGGGGTAGGTGGAAATTATTCAGCAGAATATATTAAAAAAGGTTATCAAGGATTTTCTGTTTTCTTCATTACTAAATAATTCACTATTTCATATAAAATACTACAATGTTAAACTCTGTATTTGTAACACTATTACCGTTACTATCTGTGATTAAAGCATAAGCGTACTCCTGTTTAATTGGTTTGCGAACAGCACATCTCATGTGGCAAAATGAACCTGTGGGAGGGGCATTATTTTGACAAAAATTGAAAAAATCCGCATCTGATAAGACACACTACTGCTACAAGCGCTTTGGAACGTGGCATGGATGTTACAGAATTACAAAAGATGTTAGGACATGAAAAATTAGACACAACTATGATTTATGCGAAGGTATCACAAGAATCATTGAGATATAGTCACCACAGATACGTGGTGTGAAAGGAGCACAACATGGAAATTAAAGGTATTGACGTATCATCTTTTCAAGGGAAACCTGATTGGACGAAAGTTAAAAATTCTGGAATCAAGTTTGCGATATTAAGAATTCATCAGAAATCTGGAATTGATACATCTTTTGAACATAATTACAAAGGTTGTAAATCCAATGGAATTCTTATTGGTGGATACAAGTACAGCTACGCTTTGACACCGGCACAAGCGATTGACGAAGCTGAGGACGTACTTTCCGTTCTTGGTGGACGTGGACTAGACTTTCCAGTATTCTATGACCTTGAATGGAGCCAGCAGAGAAGTCTCGGAAAACAGGCTATTGAGAATATTGCAGTAGCATTTCTGACCAGAATCAAGAAAGCCGGTTATAAGGTTGGAATTTATTGTAATCTCGACTGGTACAATAATGTTCTGACAGATGCTCTCAAGCAATATGATTGTTGGATTGCTCGTTATCCGGCAAGCGACAATGGTTCTGTGCAGGAAAGATTACGTCCGAATGTCGGTGTAGGCTGGCAGTATTCTAGCAAAGGAAAAGTCAATGGTATCAATGGAAATGTAGATATGGATGTGTTCTACAAGGACTACAGAGATTCTAACCAGAAAGGAGAAACTAAAATGGTAAAAATCAGTAACTGCGGACATGATGAAAGAGGAAGATATGCAGGTGGGAAAGCAGGAGATCAGACTGGTACGGAATATCAGATCATGAACTGGTACAGCAGGCCGTGGCTCTGTGTCCTGAGATTCAATGACGTCAAAATCGCAGCCATGATCGCAGACATGGCGACAAAAGCGGCACGGAACAATCTCATCGGGTACGATCAGGGCACTGCCGGAAACAGCAATGACCGATATTCGTTCTGGCAACACTTAAAGGCAAGTAACTACGATCCGGCGCAGATCACGGTAGCTTGCGAATCTGATTGCAGTGCGAGCACAGCAGCTATCGTCAAAGGGGCTGGGTATCGCTTAAATAACGCAAAACTCAAGGCAGTCAGTATCTATCTGACGACACGAAACATGAGGGCCGCAATGAAGGCTGCCGGTGCGAAAGTACTGACGGATAGAAAGTATCTGACATCCGGTGACTATCTAAAGGCAGGAGATATCCTCCTGAATGATAACCACCACGTGGCTATCGCTGTTACCACTGGCGCAAAAGCAAATACGCTTTCAGCGTCAACTATTCTGTCTAAAACTCCGAAGTGGGTGGGAAAGGTGACTGCAAATACACTTAATGTCCGCACATGGGCAGGAACAGAGTATGCACAGCTTAAAAGCTATCCTACACTTGCAAAAGGTAATTTAGTCGATGTATGTGATATCATTAAAGCAAAAGACAAAGCCGACTGGTACTATATCCGCATTGCCGGAAAATATTTTGGATTTGTTTCTGCAAAATACATCAAAAAAGCATAAATTTAAGCCCCTTGGAAATTATTCCTTGGGGCTGTTTTTTTACATATTGTATCAAATTCGTGTTGCATTTCGTGTTGCATAGTTCTTCTTTTTTATGCCAAAACTGGCAAAATAACATATTTTATGAGCTAATTTGAAATTGCCGAAACCATTGAAAACACTACGTTCTTTGCGAGAACCAGTGAATACAAGATTTTCATAAAAATGCGGATGACAGGACTTGAACCTGCAAGAAAAATCCTAATATACGCTATTTTTCAGCACTTTCTTTTTTTTGTGTTGCATTCCGTGTTGCATAGCTTTGAAAAATAATCATTCCCAATTTCATTCATCTCTTTTTCTCGATCAACCAGAACGTGCCGATATACATTTTTTAATGTGGTATCATCCTCCCAACCGCCGCGCTGCATAATATATACATCTGGAATTCCAAGAGTATGCAACTCAGATGCGCAATAATGACGCAAATCATGGAATCGAAAATGATGAATCTGATTGTCATCTAACAGATCTGAAAATCTGTCGGATATTTGCGATGGGTTCAAATTTGTTATTTTCCCATGTATTCCTTTTAATTTATCTGCAACAAAATCTGGATATGAAATGAATCTGTCACCAGCAAAAGATTTTGGTCTTTTGATAACCCAACCATGAGAATCATTCATAACCATAGCATATTCGACATGTACTATGTTCTGCTTGATATGATCAGAATTAAGCGCACAGATTTCTGACCGCCTCATCGGACCGAACGCTGCCAGAAGAACAGGTATCTCTAATTCACTACCTACAGTACATTCAATTACCTTTTTGACTTCGGCAGATGTAGGTACATAGATTTTCGGTCTTACCTTTTTAGGTAAGGAAGTTCTTAAGATGAAATCCGAACGATAAGTCTTCAAGACAGTAGAAAGAAAGCCATGCATATTGTACACAGTTTTTGGCGAATGAGTAAGTGCTTCACGATTCATTTCAGCTTGAACATCCTCTTGAGTGATTTCCATTATATTTAATGACATAAGTTTAGCCATGTCTCTTTTGACAGATCGCTTATATTCTCTAATAGTTCCAGGGGATAAAACACCTGTTCTGCTTTCTATGTATTTATTACATGCCTCTTTTAATGTCATATCTTCTGGTGGAACATATCGCGCAGTCAATACTTCACTTTCTTTTTTTGCTGCCCATTCGGCAGCCATTTGCTCACAGATTCGCTTCCCTTTTTTGCTAGGATCTGAACATGTAAAAGATTTATAAACCC